GAAGGTGGATTTCAAACTGTAAATATGCAACTAACGCTAGCGGTTCCATAATGTTTGGCAACTGGGGTACTTATACCTACAAAAAAATTGTTGGGGCTAGCAGAAACTTTAGTTTCGGTGCAGTTGGTTCTCGTGCTAGTGGAGGCAAATCTTCTACCCACTATTCTTATAAATTTGACAAATTAGTTCTTTATAAACCAATTCTTGATGCTGAACTAAAAACTGCTAAAGGTCATTTATGGAAGGAACTAAACCATAGGGGTCAAATTACTGTATTTTTGGCTAAACGGCAGGTTGGCAAAAAAACTGGTGCTCTTGCTACTTCCATAAAAATGGAGCATAAAACTGTAAGTTATGGTCAAGAACTAAAAATTGGTTCTAAGAACAAAATTGCATATTTACATCACGAAGGTACTAAACCTCACCTTATTAGACCTAATAATGCTCCAGCATTAGTATTTATGAGCAAGGGTAGGATAATTAGAACACAGTTGGTTAGGCACCCTGGAACAAAGCCAAACAGATATCTTTCTGACCAACTTATAGTATTTCAAGACTTAGGCACTATCTATAAGGGCAAGTCATTCCCTAAGCCTAAAATCTAAAATCACACTTTTTTATATAGAGTAAAATTATGTTAGGCAAAAGCCTACATACACATTCAAATGAAAGATACATAAAATATGGCTAGATTCAAGGACTTTGGCGACGGTGGCGTTGTCAATAGAGAACCAATTAAATTCAAACTTCATGGCGAAGAATTCAACTGTGCACCTGTTATTCAGGGAAAAGTATTGCTAGAAATTGTTGCTGATTCAAGTTCTGAAGATGTAGCAAAATCATCTCAGGTTATGGAAAAGTTTTTTTCTGCTGTGCTAAATGCTGAAAGCAAGAAAAAGTTTGACACTCTTCTTAGCGACCCAGAAAAAATTACAACTCTAGAAACTCTTGGAGAAATTGTTGCTTGGTTGATGGAAGAATACTCTGACCGCCCAAAAGAGCCACCAGTAGCCTCTTAGAGTGGGCTGTGGGCGTTTGGCCTTATGTAAATGGAAAAGCATTAATGAATGGTATCCAACTTGCCAGTATGGAAGCAAGCGACATGCTGGATGTCATTCATTATATTTTCGAGGATGACTTAAGATTCTCTACTGCTGAAGAGTCAGATGCTTTGACTCAGATGCGTGAAGTTGTTTATGGCCAGTGGTATGGGTATCCATATATTTTTGCTGGTCAGCGTTCTTCTAATAGCAGTAGAAATGGTAAGTACAACACTGCTTCATCATTCAATGATGACTTTGACTTACAGCCGTATGACCCAAATATAAAACAACCAACAAAACCATTTATTCCAGCAACTCAGTTTGACCCAGACACCGGGATTCCTATGACTGGAAATGGTTTATTAGAAGCACCACTGAACTAAGGGGGTGAGAAGATAAATGCCAGTCGTAGGTGAAGCCCATATTATCGTCAGGGCTATTACAACAAATGTCGCTAAAGATATTAAGCAAGGTTTTAGTGGCGTAAGTGGCGGTGGCGGCGGTAAGCAAGCAGAAAAAGCAGGTAAAGACCTTTCTGAAAAATTTATGAAAGGTTTTAACAAGGGTGGTAAGGACACAAGTTTCTTATCTAACTTTGCTGCTGGGCTAAAAGAAATGAACCCTGCTGCTGAGCAAGCCTATGACAATATGAACAACTTAATTATGTCTGGCTATAAAGGTTCGGCTATGGCTGGAATATTTATAACTAGCATTGGTTCATTGATTGGTGCCTTAGTTGCTTTGGTTGGAGCAGCGTTGGGTGCTGCTGCCTCATTTACTGCTGTAATTGGATTATTCCTATCTATGAAAGTTGCCACCGCAGTGGCAAAAATGGCATTTGAGGGTGTCAGCGAAGCGGTACAGCAAGCAACGCAAGCACAAAAAACTCAAGCCCAAACGATTAGAAATGTTCGTGAAGAACTACAGCAACTAAAATTTGATGCTGAAGAGGCAGCACTATCAGAAGAGTCTGCTGCCATTGCTTTGGAAAAGGCTCGTGAGGGTCTTGCCAGAACCTCTGACCTGCCAGCAGATTCTCGTGCTCGTCGTGAAGCAGAATTGTCTTATAAGCAAGCGGAACTAAACTATCGTCGTGCTAAAGACAAAAATAATGATTTACAGGAAGAACTAAAAACTGGTGCTAAAGCAAGAGCAGCCGCTGCTGCTAGGGACCCTTATGCTTCTCTAACTGCTAGCCAAAAAGGTTTTGCTAAATTTTTAGTTTCTTTACAACCTATTCTCAAAGGATTAAGAGAAGCAGTTGCTAGTGGGTTCTTGCCATTACTTCAAAAAGGTATATCTAATCTTTTAGCATCTGGAAGTTTCAATGCTATTTATAACGGCATCAAGGGAATTGGTGCTGCTTTAGGTCAAGCAGTTAAACCTTTATTTGAGTTCCTATCTAGTACTGAAGCAGCGGGTTACCTAAATCAGATATTCTCTGATATGGCTTATGTAGTCAAGCAATTTGGTCCAATTCTCACTAAGTTCTTTGGAGTATTCCTAAAGATTATGGCTGCTTCTGGACCTATTGTCCGTAGACTTGCTGACTACATCCTAAAACTTCTAACCGATTTTAAAGATTTCTTAGACAAAACTGGAGACACAAAACTTACTGAATTCTTTATTACTGCGGCCGACATGGCTGGTAAGTTCGGAAAGATTTTTGGAAATGTTTTCAATGGTTTGATTGCTATTGCTGAGGCAAACTTTGGTCCTGGCACTGGTGGAGACATTCTTCTCAACTGGTTGGCTGAGGCTACTGATGCTTTTGGAACTTTTGGCGGTCAAGGTAAATCTGAACTTGTCTCGTTCTTCCAAGCAGTTTCATTGAATGCTAAGGCAATGCTTGGTGGCGTTGGTGGAATTATCACTGAAATTATTAAAATGGGTGCTGACCCTAAAGTTGGTGATTTCTGGAGAACAATCAAACAGGCTACCCCGCAAATTGGAAACATTCTTAAGGCAGCAAACAGTGCGATGCCAATCATTGGTCGAATACTGCAAAAAATTATTGACATTGTTGCAAAACTTGTTGATAGCGGTGCCGTAGATAATTACTTCAATACTTTGCTTGCTGGTGCTACGGCATTAGATAACATACTAAACAATAAAGTTCTACAGTCAGTTCAAACATTTACTGGTCGTGTACATGGGTACACCCTAGGTATTATAAAAATGATTGAAGTGGCAAGACCAGTGATGGGATTCCTTGAAGGAAGTATTGGTAAGGCCGCTGAAAAAGTTGGTGCTGTACAAGACATATTTAAAGCAGTTACTCAGAGTGGTAAAACTCTAGGACAAAGTACTGGATTTGTATTTGACAATCTTGGTGGAAAAATCAAAAAAACTCTTGAGTCTTATGAAAGATATGCTAAGGCTGGTAAGGGTAAAAGAAATGCTGGAAATCAAGCAAGAGACTACACTGGTCAAGTAATAGTTCCTAAAATACTTGGTAATGAGAAAAATGCAAACTTCCTAAAAAATGCTTCTAAATGGACTAGAACTCTAATTGACGACAGCAGTAAATTCAAAAACTCTTTGGGTAGAATCAATGTTCAGTATGGAAAACTAAATGTAATTGGAAAAATTTTCCAAGGTACTGCTTATAGAGGCTTTGAAAGAATGAAGCAAAGCGAAAATAAGTATGTAAAGAGTCTTGGTAGAGTTGGGTCTTTCTTAACAAGACACCCTATTTTGCTTCTAATTGGTGTCTTAGTTACAGCATTTGCTACTCTTTATGCCACAAATGACAACTTCAAAAAGCAAATTGATGATACTTTCAAGCCAGCACTTGACACTCTAAAGGCTGCTTGGGACCAAATCCTTACTGCACTTCAGCCAGTCTTTGTGGCTTTTAAGGGTATGGTTGGTGCTACTGGAGAAGTTTCTGGTAAGGCAACTGGGCTCAGCCTAGTATTCATAATGATTACGCAAGCAGTTGCTGGATTGATTCAATTCTTAGCCCCACTCATTGTCTCTTTAGTGCAGTTCCTTGCTCCAATTCTTGAAGTTGTAATAAATTCACTTTCTTGGTTGAATACAAATATTATTGCCCCACTAATTCCAGCAATATTAATTTTTAGTGCCGCTATAGGATTACTAAATCTTGCTATGATGGCTCAATCAAAAATAGTTGCGGTAAATAATAAAGGCTGGTTGGCTTGGCTAAAAACTACAAAAATTGCTCAGTTCTTTACAAAAGTTGGAACTGCTATTCAAGCAGCATTTAACTTTGTTATGGGTCTTAGCCCATTAACTTGGATTATCATTGGAATTGTCGCTCTTATTGCTGCCATTATTTGGCTAGCAACTAATACAACTTTCTTCACAGACATTTGGAAAAATCTTTCAGATTTGTTTATGTCTAGCATTAAGTGGATTGGTGAAGCATTCGGCTGGCTAATGGGTGCAATTAAATCTGTTTGGGACTGGATTGTTGCTAACTGGCCTTTGCTACTAGCAATTATTACTGGCCCCATCGGGTTGGCTGTTTATTTCATTATGAATAACTGGAATGCCATAGTTGCGTTCTTCCAAGCAACCTTCAAATTTATTGGCGATATGATTATGGGCTATATCAACTTCTGGATTGGTCTATATACATGGCTTGGCACGAGCATTATGAATGTAATTATGGCTATACCGCAATTTTTTGTAAATGCTTATAACTTTGTTAGTGGTTTAGTAATGGCATATATAAACTTCTGGATTGGTTATTGGACATTCCTTGGTACCACCATTATGAACATAATTATGGCTATACCTAACTTCTTTGTAAGTGCTTATAACTTTGTTAGCGGTTTGGTAATGAACTATATTAATTTCTGGATTGGCCTTTGGACATGGCTTGGCACTAGCATTATGAACATAATTATGGCCATACCTAATTTCTTTGTTTCTTCTTTTAATTTTATAGTTGATTTCTTTAAAAACTTTATAAATACCGCTATTGGTTTGTTTGAGGGATTTGTCAATTTTATAATCAGTGGTGTGAATATGATTATCAAAGCCTTAGATTCTCTGTCTATCAAGATTCCCGATTGGGTTCCTTTTGTTGGTGGACAAACTTGGGGTGTAAATATTCCATTAGTACCATCTCTATCACTTCCTAGACTTGCTAAGGGTGGAATTGTTATGCCGTCTGCTGGTGGTTCATTAGTAAATGTCGCTGAGGCTGGTAGGCCAGAAAAGGTTGTTCCCCTAGATGCAAATGGACTTTCTGCTGGAGATAAGGCCGTTCTAGCAGCCGTACAAGGTGGAAGCGGAGTAAATATTGTTGTAAATGCTGCTCCAGGTATGGATGTCAATGCTCTTGCTACAGAAGTAGGTAGAAAACTTGCTTTCCAAATGCGTAAAGGTGCTTATTCATAATGGCTACTAACTTAATAACTAATCCATCTTTTATTACTGGCACCACTGGTTGGACTGGATTTGCCTTATCTGGACTTAGTCCAATTATTAGCACTGATAATAGTGAGCCACTATATGGAACTGGCTACTCAGCAAAAGTAAGTTTTAGAAAAAACCTAATCAGCAATCCAAGTTTTGAAACGAATACTACTGGTTGGGTTCCTGGGGTAAATACAACAATTGTTAGAAATACTTCTAATTTTTATGCAGGTACCTCATCTCTGTCATTGACTTCAGTTGCTGCTGGAAATATTTGGGCTAATATGGTTTCGGGAGTTGATGCTACGATTGGCTACTCATACACAGCATCTATTTATGTAAAATCTGCATCTATTTCTAGAACAGCCAGAATAAGACTTGACTGGTATAACGGTACATCATTAACATCTTCAACTGATGGAACTAACACCTCAACAAGCACTGCATTTTGGACTCGTATATCCGTAACTGGAACGGCCCCTGCTAACACTACTGCTGTAGTTGTTACTATAACAGTTAACTCTACCGCTGATGCTTCTGAAGTTCATTATTTTGATGCTGCCCTACTTGAGCAATCTTCTTCTTTAAATAATTATATAGAGCCAAATGATGCACCAAACAGTGGATTACTTACCGCCGATGCTTATTCAATAGCAGTAAATGCCACCAAAGACTACACTTTTTCCGCTTATGTAAAAGTTCCAGTAGGTCAAGCAACTTCTGATTTTTCTTTACGAGCATACTTTGACACTGCTGCTAATGGTGGTGGAAGTCATACCTATTTAGACTCACAGAAAACTACTGTATCTTCTTATGACGGATGGGTAAGACTTACTTTTACTTTTACCGTTCCAGCCACTTACAACTATTTCCGTGGCTTTGTGTACAGAAATGACTCAGACGCAGTTGCTGCTGGCTATTATTTCTTAGTAGACGCTGTACAACTTGAGACTGGTACTACCGCCAGTGCTTTAGTTTATGACCAAGGGCAGAAAAACAAACTTGTAGATACATCTCTCACCAATGTCTACATTGACCACCTAAAGGGTATGAAACTCAAGGCTGATATTCGCCTTGGAGATTTTGTTTTCAATCGCATAGATGAGTACGGGGTAGTTTGGGTTGTTACCAATGTTCAGGGTTGGAATAACTTACCAGAAGTACAGATGCAAAACTTTGACCGTGGTTGGGGAGATGGTTCATTCGTATCTTATGGTAGATATGGTGCTAGAGAAATTACCATTGAAGGTTCTTTCCTAGTCCAAGATGTGGATACTCAGTTGGAAAAGGCTAGAGAAAGACTGCTTAAGGCTATCAATCTAGTCAAAACTGAAAACTGGCTAATTATGAACGAGACCACTCCTAAGGGAGTAAAAGTGAGATTGTCTGCTTCTCCAGACATCTCTACTGTAAATCCTAGAGGTAGAACAGATTTCTCTTTCACTCTCGTTGCTTCTGACCCAATCAAATACAAGTGGGATGATGCTAGAGATGATGGATACAAACTTGTTTCTATAAATAACAGCCCTACTGCTTATTCAACTATTCGTAATGAGGGAAATACTCCCGTTCCAGTAATTTTTGAGATTATTGGCCCAACTACTGGTCCTGTTTCTATCTTTAATAAAACTTCCGAAGATTTGCTTGGAGTAGTTTCTAAACTAGGTAAATACACTGTAAATCCCGTAACAAGCATTTCAGTCACTGACAATGTGGCAACAGTGACAACAAGTAATGTTACTGGAGTTGCCGTAAATGACACAGTTGAACTTATAAACATTGTAGATATTTATGAAGTCGATAGAGCACAAATTACATCTGCTTCAACTATTGATTTGACTATGAAAGAAAAGCATAACTTTGGTGTAAATCAAAGAGTATATCTTGCTGGGTTATCTGACTCTCCTTGGTCAATACCTAATGGTGATTACCCAATTACCGCTGTCTATCCATCTACAAATGAATACAAACTTACTATAACAAAGTCAAGTGCTGGTCTTAGTACTAAGGCGGATACCGATGTTTCTGGGGTGGCACTAAGCATTTCTGCCAATGTCTCGGCAGTCTCTTACACTTCTTCTAATAACATTGCTACTTACACTACTTCGGCAACTCACGGATTTAAAGTTGGAGATACCGTGGTTGTGGGAAATACAACTCCTATTTATGATGGCACTTATGTAATTGACGATATTCCATCTACAACTTCATTTGCTATTTCTCTATATCCAACTTTGATAAGAAGAATTGTAAAATATATTTCTACATACAATACGGCAACTCTTTATATAACAAAATCTGGTGGCACTTTTCCTGTACTTGCCAACGATTCTATTTACATAACTAGCCTAGGCACCGAGTATGACGGCACTTATAAAGTATCTTCAGTAGACGATAGTAGCAATGCTACATATACGCTGGTAACTTATGAAAAAGATATAAAGGCACCGCAGACTACTGTTGCTGATTCTACTTACGCAACCGTGCAAATTCAAAGTCTAGGTGCTGATAGGTCCAGTACGGGGCTCACTGGTAAAGCGTATTTAGGAAATAGATTCAATGGAACTTATGATGTTTCTGGATTACTAATTGAGCAACCTACCAAATTTACCGTAGACCTTAATTTAGGGTTCGATGTTCCTTCTCATACTCAAACCACATATAACGGCAATGTATCTAATTATGAAGTTAGAAGATATAATGAAATTCTAAACATTGATACGCTAAATAGAGAAATTGCTTTGAATGGTGAAATTGGTGGCTATCGCTCAAGGCTAGATACCATTGTAGATTGGATTTACTTACAGCCTGGCGATAATGAAATTAACTTTACTGATAAAAACAGAAAGTTTGTTGCCTCTGTTTCTTATGACAAAACTGTTGTTGTTGGTCCACCTGCTTATGCAAATGGAACGGCAACAATAGTTACTAAAACAAATCATTACCTACAAGTTGGCTCTCAGGTAACACTTTCTGGACTTGATTTTATAAATGGAAATGTATTTGCCAATACCACAGTTACTATTGTTGAAGTCCCTACTTCTCAATCATTTACATATACACCAGCCAATGCTTTCGGTTCAAATATTGCTTCTACAACAGTTACTACTGGCTATATCTATGAAGTAAGCCCTTCATACTTGAACATTTACTACCGCTCAGGCTGGATTGGGTAATGTATAATTACTATAAAGACAGATACGAAAGTAAATAATTATGGTTGATAGTGCTGTTTCTTATAGGTACTTTGTCACTGACTTGCTAACTAATCAGGTAGTGGCTGAGTTACCACTTACTGATGTTTCTTACTCTAAGGCTTTAAAAGATGCTGGAGATATGTCTGGGTCTGTGTCTATCGGTCCATCTACTAGCCCGTTGTCTCTTTACGCAAACACTATGCCAGGTAAAAGTGGCCTTTATGTAATGCGTAATGGAGAATGTGTTTGGGGCGGAATCATTTGGTCTAGAGACTATGACATAGTTGGGAAGACCCTTAATATACAGGCTAATGAATTTACAAGTTATCTACATCACCGTAAGATTTGGAAAACTTGGAATTTAGAGCACGACGGCACTTTGGTCTACTTAGATGAAAATAATACAAACCAGTACATCATTGAACTAAACCCAGACACTAATGACAGAGTATCTTTGCCTGAAGGCACTGCTGTGGAAATTGTTTTTCTTGATGCTAAAGGCTATCCATATAGCGGTCATTACAGAGTAAATAAAGATTTTTATAATGCTAACAAGATTACTGTCGATGCTATGCCCCTTCAATCCACTTATCCAGCGATATTAGACGGTAGTAAAAAATATACTAAATTACCTGCTGGCTACAAAGAAATTGTAATTAGTAGCAGAGAAGTAAAAAATGGCTCTTCTGAAGTCATTCTTGAAACTTCTGGTGAGCATCAGTTGGCTGTTGGCGATGTAGTAAGCCTTAGTGGTATTGACGATAATCTATCTGCTCAAAAATATGCCACTACATATCAAACTAGACAAACTGCTTATAAAGTACAGCCAAAGGGAAACTCAACTGTACTAAAGCATAGGGCTGGTACGGTAAATACTGAATATAATCTATATATAACAAACATAGACACTACTGGAGTTATATTAGATGCACAGGTTGAGCAAGATGGTTCGACTGATTTTCCGGGTATAATAGATTCTATTGGGCATGTTCTTACTGTAACTGATTTTACTTCGTCAGCATCATTGACTGGTACTGCTACAAAAGGCAATGCTCAAATAAACATGGCCAATACTTCTGGTGTAGTCTTAAATCAAATAATTAATATACCTGGTTATTTTGATAATGCTAAAGTCACTAGCATTACTACAAACTCAAATATTACTGTATCTAAAAATGCTCAAAAAAGTGGAACTGTAAAGATAAAAACTGCTGGACAATTAAAAATTGATAGGCCAGTTGTTAGGTCTGGAGATTTATATGTCACCATTACTAATAGAGAAAATGGATTTAGTTATAAGGCAGTTCCGGGTACAAAAGTTGGTTCATTAAGTTTTTATACTCAGGATTATGAATTTACCTTTACTGTTCAGGATGACTCAGATAACGAAGATGTAAAGTCTAAAAAAATAAAATCTTGGAAAGATGAACTAAATGTTGGCGATACTATTGAAATCCATGGAGTAAAGTCTGCTTCTGATACCAATGTTGATGATAAATTTTTTAGTAATACATCCATCGTCTATCCAAAATATAAAGTCGTCACTGCCATTGACAAAAAAAATAGAAAAATTACTTTTAAGCAAAATATTGCTCTTTCTGACTTGTCTGGCTATCAACTACCTACTGAATCATCTTCTGGTAATGCCGAATTTAACATTGTTGATGTCACTAAAACAAAAATTGTTGGCGGGAAAAGTGACACTGCTACTTGTCTAAACGGTAAAGAGCAAGTACCAGTAATAAAAGTTATTAGTAAAACTAAATTTGTTGTAAATGCTGAATGTAGTAATTCTCCATATGACGATACAAAGCCTCAAACAACAGCAAAAACTATATGGAAGCGTGAGTATCAAGCCAATATTCACACTCACACTGATACTTATGACCAAGTTAGATATCTTCTTACTAATGTTTTTGAAGATTTTATTCATCTAGAGTATCTAAACCCATTTTTAGGAAATCTTGAAAAATACCAACTGAGAACTGCTAAGTATGACCCATCTACTGATTTGGCTACTATTACTACTGGATTTATTAGGTCTGTATATAGTAAAGAAATAAAAAAAGAGCAAAAAATTACTGGATTAGTTGCAACACTTAAAACTGGTACTAACGCTGTTAATTTAACTGTTGGACATACTTATAATCTTGAAGTTGGTCAGTTATTAACTAAAACTGGTGGTACAGGTGCCTTTGGCAATGGTGGAACGGTTTATATAAAAGAAATTATAAATTCTTCTAAATTTACCGTAGGTCTGTCAAATGGAACAGTGCAAAATCACGCAACCGCTGGGTCCATCACATTTAATACTGGAGATTTAGAGTTAGTTGCTGTAGTTGGATTGTCTACACCTTATTCTCAATTTATTCTTCCTTCAGAAAATAATGAATCTAATGATATAAATGAAGAAATTATAGTTTCTGGCAATGATTTGTCTATAAATGGAACTTTTAAGATAAAAAGTATTTCATCTGATAAAACAAAAATTACTTATGTACTACCAGAACAGACAGATTTAGATAGTAGGGTTAGAGCAGTTTCATACCCATCTATCAACGATAGCAAGATTGTTTTTGGGCAACACAACTTAGTTGACGGCTCAAACATTACTATCACTGGGCTGACTAATCAAAATTATGATGGTTCTTTTTCTATTAGAGAAGTTCCAGACGAAGTTACATTTACTTACAAACCTAAGTTTGAGTCATTAGTTGTTAGCAAAGTATCCATTGGTCAGCAAAGAAGTTCAGATAGTAAATATCCAGTAACTCTGTACCTATCTAAAAAGCCTAATGATGCTAAGTATGCTTATATTCCAAGTCAAACAAGAATAACAATTAGCAATATGGGCTCACCATATGATGGAACTTTTGTAATATCTTCTCAAGATTTTGAAGCAGATGAGCCTTCTATTACTTATTTAGTGTCTTCCGCTACTCCACACGGTAAGCGTAATGCCGACTATGCTTCTAGAAAATATGGAGATGTATATACCGTGTCGACTGCTCAGTATGTTCGTGCGGTTGATAGCAACGGTATTGCTACTGGCAATGGAACTGTAACTTATAAAACATCGAGTGACCACCCTTATAGTGCTGGAGATACAGTAGTTATTTCAAATATTGGTTCCGTATTTACTCAAAAAACTGGTTCTTCAAATGCTTATTCAGAAATAATTGTTCCTATTTCTACTATTCCAAATAACAAATCATTTACTACAAATAATCAGGGTTTGTTTGGAGTCAATTACAATACGGAAAATAAAACTGACGGTAAATCAAACTCTGGTCCATATACAGTTACAAGTGGCTCAGTTAGGTACTATGACCCGTCTGGTAATAAAACTAATTCACTACCACCGACTGTGAAAATTGATGATTTGCCAGATGTGCTTAGCCCAATCAAAAACAAAGTAAATATTACTGACAGGGCCTTCAATAAAGATGACAGAATGGTATACCTACAACTCAGTAGCAATCCTGGCTTATATAAAGGTGGAACTATTGTTGTCGATGGTGTAGATGGCCCTAATGAATCTATTTTTGATGGCATTTTTACAGTAAATAGTATTAAAAAGTGGACCGATAACAAATGGCAAGTTACTTACCAGTCTGGCAATAGAAAACAAAAGAAAGACTTAGGAAGTTTTACAGACATTACTCCTAAAAATAAGTCAAAAGTTAGAACTTTCCAAGAATATGAAAATAATTCTGGCGGAACTCTTACTCAAGAGAGTTGGGTTTATGTAGGAAGTTATGGTTCTTATCCTGGAAGTAGCGATATCGGAATTGAGTTTTCTACTCAAGCGTACTCTGGACACTATATGCGTTCTGATATATACAAAGGTCACGAACTAAAGACCGTAGGTGAGGCTTTAGCCACTTACGCTGATAAATTTATAACCAGACCTGGAAGTACTAAAAGCATTAGAAATATTTACGGGTTTGATTATAGAATCAACTGTATCTATGACTACAATACTAAATCTTTTAGAAGAATATTTACTTTCATTCCAGTTCACTATCCTAATGAACCAGTCCACGGTGAAACATCTCCAATAAGTCGTTTTGGTGCTGACAAAATTGTATTTGAATATCCAGGTAATATTCAAAGCGTAAGCCTAAAGGAGTCTTCAGAAAATGCTTCTACTAGATTCTGGATGGTAGGTAGCGATGGTGGTACTGGTACAGAAGATGCTACCAAAACTTATGTTGGTGTTGCTGCTAAAAATCTATTAAACACTAACTGGCCAATAATTGAGGCTGAAAATAGCGATGATAAATTAGATTTCTTAGTAGATATCTCTGACCGTGCTTACAGGTATTTAAGTGAGACTCAGCCCCCTACTGGAGAATTTACAGTAACAGTAAATGGCTCTCTAGACCCCATTGTAAATACTTATCAGCCTAGCGACTGGTGTAGTATTATAGTTAATGACCCTTTTGTAAAAGAAAGGTTGTTGAGCGACTTAGAGCCAAGAGAAACAGTTATTGTAAGAAAAATTACTGCCTACACAGTTGATGTTCCTAATAATCCGTCTTTCCCTGAGCAAGTCTCTTTAACACTTATACCTGAATGGGATGTTGATAAGCGTGGCCAGTGAGTATATTAAAAAGTTTAGGTCTATCGGGGCAAACATAAATGACATAAACAGCAAAGTTTCCAGTCTTTCTAAAACCGTTTCAACTAATTCCGATGGTCTTGGTGATAGTTCTGTCGGGACTGATGCCCTATCACCTAACTCAGTTGATAATAATTCAATTTCTGCTCAGTCAATCACTGCTGACAAACTTGATATTAGTTCTGTATCTTCTCACAATAGCAATCAAAGGGTACCTGCTCCACTAAACTCTATTGACTACTGGACACCAGTATTGCTAGAAAACTCTGCCCTACATACTGAGCCTTATTTCAAAGATGTAAAAATAAGAAATGTCTCGGTTGACACTGACGGACTTACATTTAGTCCTGAGCGAGCAACGCCTGTTGCTATAACTTATGCTGGTCTTGAGAATGGTGTTGTTACTCTAACCACTAATATTGCTCACGGCTACGAGGTTTGGGATACCGTTCATATTTCTAACCTACCTTCACCATTTGCTGGTGAGTGGGTGGTTAGTGAAGTGCCATCTACTACAACTCTTTGCTATCAATTATCAAAATTTAGCCAAAGTCCAGTTAACTATAAAATTGACGAAGAAATTGCTGGGACTGTATCTTTAGATAATGACATAAAGATTGTTGTATCTCATTCTTGTATAAATGGAGTTGCCTCTCTATCTTTACAAAATATGTTTAGTTTTACCAGCACAACTAATCAAGATGATAATTCTTTCGCTGGTCACGGATATGATGTTGGTTATATTATCAATGTCCGTGGGTTGGGCTCACCTTACGATGGAACTCACATTATTACCGAAGTCCCATCTGACCAGCCGAGCATACTTAGATACAACATTGCTGATAAGCAAATTAGCAATTTTTCTACTGCTATTCCTTTGACTTCGGCACTGGGTGATGGCTCTAGCATTACATATAGGTACTCAAACGATGTAAACTCTAATGCTACTGCTACTTTAGATTTTTACAATAATGAGCCAGTCACTATTACTGGATTTACAGATACTGGCTACAATGTAACAGGTGCTATTGATGTTGTTGGCTCCAATTCATTTACAGTTCCAGGAACTTATGACACTTTAAATACCCCAGCGACTGCTGGCTCACCGCAAGTTATTGTTGCCCATGTAAAAGTAGATGCTGAAGCAAGGCTATTTTTGACTGGAAAAACTAAAGTTCCAGACAGTCGTTCAATAAGTGTAAGTTGGGTTACAGATGGTAATCCAATAAATATGTATTTTGTTTCTTGGCTTACTAATCAGACTGGTATCGATACCGAACCTAGACTCACCATTATTGATGAGACACAAAATGTTTCAATATCTAAACTTCAAGGAGTGAATAACTACTACTGGGAAGTTCCAGTAGATGTTGAGCACTATGCTTTATTGGCTGAAGCACTTCCAGGTTGGAATCCTGTTCTTCTAAAAGAGGCTTATGTTTTTGAAGGAATTGGAGACCAAGACCAAAAAACTGAACATATTACTCGTGTTTCCATAACTAATAATGTTGCCACTATTTATACAGCAACTACACACCCTTACTACACTGGAGACACAGTTCAAATGTTTGGACTAGAGTCCGCTAATAGTGGCTTAGTTGGCACTCCATATATAGTAGATACAGTATCTGAGGATTCTACATCATTTACTGTGAATACAGTTGGTCTATCTAATACAAGCGATTATGTTGCTGTATCTGGAACTGTAATTGGTGGCGTAAGTAAATCTACAGTTACTATCAATACAGAGGGAATTGCTGTAAATAGTGCTGTTGGTGGCGGAGATGGTCAAATAAGTATTCTTCCTGAGAAGAATCAAAGTTTTAGTATTACTGGTGCTCAGTATGCTGGTGACCCTGCTTTAGTAAATACAAGTGTAGATATTGGTGTTCAACAGCCAGTAATTACATTGGCCCCAGACGGCTCTGGAAAATTTAATGCTGTAGATTCTAATTATTTTATCTTAGACGGTAATGACTTAATTGGAACTTTTGCTAATGCCACATATAATGGTTATCCATATAATGAACTTAGCACTGCCAATACCGCTGCTGGTGAGATAGAACTAACTAATTCTTATCTCAATAGGCTTGCTAGGGGAGTAGTTTATGAAAGTTACTGGTCTTATTTAAATAATACTACTTATACAATAACAAATACTACTCCCGCTGTAGTAGTTGCCTCTGGAAAATTTAAATTAAATAAAGATAGAAGTGTTTTATTTGTAGTCTCTAGTGGCGGTCTTTACGCAAATAATCAAACCGATTTGCCAATTAATTACACTTTAGAACTAGGTACTGGGCCACTAACTTTGGGTGGGATTAGTACTTGGAATATGAGAAGTATTATCGGGGCTGGACAGGTAAATAGTGTCTCTTTAGAGCCTCAAACATTTGATGTTTTAAGTACTGGAAGTGAGTATGCTAAAGCAAATATTGATGGGGTAAGAATATTTAAAACTACAGCAGTCACTGGTTTTACCGCTACTTTGACAAATACAAGTACTAATCAGGTAGTAATTACTAATGCTAATGTGACTAATGGTGGAACTAGAAGTCTTTGGATTGGTCAAGAGATTACTAAAACTTCTGGGACTGGTGCTTTTGCTTCTTATTCGAATGTTTATATTACATCAATTATAAATACAACTGCTTTTACTATTGGTACATATAGTGGAATAGCATTAAATCACTCGGCGGCTGGTGCAATTGTATTTTCTTCTGTAGCCACTCCAATAGTGGGAATACGCTCAAGCAATCAAATGAGTGGATTAGATATGACTTGGCAGAATTATATTGATAGGGATTTAGTTGCACCAGTGGGAGTTATTGGATTAGGGTTCCCTTACGATGGTTATTGGAAACCAATTGATATAAGTCCTCCCACTACCAACGCAATTTATGAAAGCAATGTAATTTACTATCCATTACTTGGTAACGCAGTCGCCTTATCTGAAACCACTGACAATGTTACCTTTGCTGTTACATCGGCAACTGCTGGAAACAATAAAATAAATGTAAATAGCACGGCAAACATTTATCCAGGATTTAGAGTTACTAAAGCAAACGGTACTGGAAACATAAATACATTTACTAGAGTAGTTTCAGTTGACAGAGCCAATAACACTATAAATGTTTACCCTTCTATAACTACTACTGGAACTATGAATTTGACGGCAATAAAATTCAGCACCGTTCCTAGTACTCAAATTGCTAAGGCTGTCAGAGGATTAAATGACCAGATAAGCATTGGCACTGTTCCCTATGATATAGATATATATTGGTCATTAAATATATGGACTTCGGCTGGTAGAGTCCCTAAGCCAGCAAATGCAAGTTATAGTTTAATATCTCATAGTGCCCCATTATATAATGGTAATGGTATGCTTCAAATTTTAGATATAGGCTCAGCAAAAGTCAATCAATGGCAACCTAATGATGAACTGACTTGGGACTTTGATGGCTCTAACCCTAGAGGTAAAATTGGAAGTCAATCTATAAAATATGACAGTGGCACATATACAGTTGCAAATACTAATACTGGTACATATATAACTGGCTCAATAACTGTTAAGTCTGACCAATCTGCTTACTACGACAACTACGGTAGAGGGACTGGGACATCTGACCCTTATGCTTATAGGTATTCTCTATATCAAGGAAATCCAGGTACTGCATCTGGAACTAAAAAATCTGCTGTCAGATTTCCTGTTCTTTCTTTACCTAGTGGTGCACAAGTTACCAAGGCTGAACTTTATCTAAGAAATAGACATTCATACTACTCCAGTGGATTGACTGTATATATTGGTGCACATATTGATGGTGATTTAGAGAATCAAACGACGGCACCGCTTGGTGTTGATTTTACTGGCTCTACCGATACTTTATCTACTCACTTTGATAAAGGTCAGGGTAGGTGGGTGGAATTGCCTGACACTTGGTATTCTTCAATAGCAAGTGGAACAGTTAGAGGAATACTCATTGGATTAAGTGGAGTTACTAATACTTGGTACAATGCTATTGCTAATTACGGGTATTTTGATGGAAACTCTATGGAAGACGAGCCTCAATTAAGAATTACTTACCGATACAAAGCATAAGGAATAATAAATGAACTATACAATTGAGGTCGGAGACCTAGTGCATGCACGCTTCTATAATGAAGATAGAAGTAGAGTTATGATTCAAGATTTTAAAGTGTCTGCTATTAATGAAAATATATATTCTGGTGGTGCTCAGGATTGCGATACATCTACTGGTTGGGAATTAGAGTTAGTTGCTAAAAGTTTTGATAATTTAAACTTGCCTAGCGAAATATCTGAAATCACTGCTTACGATAAATATAATAAAAAACATTTTTTAGTTGGTAAGCAAAACTCTTGGAGAACAGAAAAAGGATTACCATTCAACACGGTTGAGATTTTTCGTTGGGAGAATGGACATATCTAGCAGATGCTAGGATTATCCAAAGACATATGAAAGATAACAAATGTATGAAGTAAAAGATGGGGCCAGAACTTTACAGTTTGATGGCATAGTTTTAGGTAAATCTTCCTCTTGGCGTAAAGGCTCTTATCGTTGGATTGAGTTTGAACTTTACAAGACCGAGAGCGGTTCTTATGTGTTATCCCGTGTTGGAGTATCGCTTATTTACCACGGTGCTGGTTGCCCGCTTGTAAAAAAGTATGGTCTAAAAGAGTCCTCAGTAAAAGAACTACACGAAGATGCTATCCCTTGTGAAGAGTGCTACCCAGATGAAAGCGTTGACCTAATTTTTCCTGAAAATTATAGGTACTGGGCTCAGGTATCGGAGGACCCAAAAGCAGTACTAGACGCACTCTACAAGTACGATGTCGGTGGTGCTAGATACCTTACTAATGTCGCTCAAAGACTTCTTGAGGTAGCCTCTAAGCAAGACTCAGGTATCGATTCTGTGTATAGAATAGAAATAATCCCGTAAAGGAAGAAGTAAATATGTCGGACTCAGAGCCAATGCCACCTGCCGAACCGACTTCTTCTCTGCCCGATGATGTTGATTTGAAGCATCTTTCAGTGCTATCTATTCATATGCATGAATTATTTACGCACTTACAAAGACACGGATTTAGCAAAGATGAAGCACTAACCCTAACTGGTATGGTTTTATCCTCTAACTCTTTGTATAAATTTGACATCTACTCTGATATGACTTTAGATATTGAAGACGACCAAGATTTTGGCGGTTTAGATGGCGAAGACTTCGTATAAGTAGTAAACTCATAAAACGACGATTGGACAATAATGACAAGTGGTTTGGAAAATACCCAACTACACCTAGTAAATAGCGTAGAAAAGGCTGGCGAGTTTTTGACTTGGCTAAGTCAGCGTCGCCCATATGATGCCGTTGCTATTGATACTGAAACTGGAGAACTTCCAGGTAGACCACGCAAAGATGCTTTATCTCCTTGGCACGGAAGACTACGCCTAGTTCAAGTTGGAGACGGCGAGCAAGGTTGGTCTATTCCTTGGGATGAATGGTCTGGTGTCTTTTATCAAGCAATGGACAGATTTGATGGTCAGATAGTTTGCCACAACATTGCGTTTGAGGCTAAGTGGTTTGAGATGCAATCTCGCTGGTCTATGCCTTGGCATCGTTCTCACGACACAATGATTATGTCTCAGATTATTGACCCAATTGGTTCTGCTGCTTTAAAGAAACTTACATCTCAATATGTCGATTCAAGGGCTGCTGCTCTCCAAACTGGATTAGACAATGCCCTACACGAAAACGGTTGGACTTGGGGAACTGTACCTGTGAACTTTGAGCCTTACTGGTCTTATGGTGCTCTTGACACAGTTCTAACTATGAAACTGTTTGAGCAGTTTTGGGAGAAGTGTGGTCCGGGCCAGATTTATTCAGCCCCTTATGAATTAGAAATGGCAACTCGCAAGATTGCTACTCGTATGGAACTCAATGGTGCTCGTGTTGACCTTGAGTATTCTCAGCGTAAGTTTGATGAACTAAACGAATATGGTGAGCGTGTTCGTAAGTGGGGTCAAGATACTTACGGTATGTCCATCACTAGCAACATTCAACTTGTTCGTCAATTAGAAAAGATGGGTGCTGAAATTACAGAGACTACTCCTAGTGGTCAAAAGTCTGCGTCTAAAGACCAACTAAAAATGTTGGTTCGTGATGGTTCTCCTGAAGTTCAACAATTGGCTGAGATTGTTTTGAAACAACGCAAGGCTGACAAGTTGGCTAATACATACTTCAAGAACTTCCTTGAAGGTAATATCAATGGAATTGTACACCCGTCTATTCGTACCCTTGCGGCACGAACTGGTCGTATGTCTATTACCGAGCCAGCACTACAAACTCTGCCATCTGGTGATGCCACTGTTCGTCGTGCTTTTATTCCTAAAGATGAAGACCACCTAATTGTTTCTTCTGACCTTGACCAAGTTGAGTTTCGTTTAACCGCTAACTTTAGCCAAGACCAAGACCTAATCAATCTGTTCAATGAGGCTGACCGTACTAATGGTGATGTGTTTACTGAAATTATGCGTCAGGTCTATCAAGACCCTACAGCACAAAAATCTGACCCTAGAAGAAAACTAATCAAGGGTGTAGTTTATGGGAAGTTGTACGGTGCTGGTGTAGCAACTATGGCTCTTACTG